CGGCTCATTCTTGGATAAAATGTTTGATAATTTTTCGGTCTGCTTGCTTTTATTCTCGCCGGATTGAATAGGCTCATTTCTGGATGTAAGATTTAAAATGTCTTGCGGTTTATTCTTCTCATCTAATATTAACTTATTCTCTAATAAGGAGCTTTGTATTTCTTCTTGCTTGTTTTTGTTCTTATCATCTAAAATTAATTCACTAGGTGATAAAATATTTATGGACTCTTGTTTGTTTTTATTTCTCTCCTCTAGAATTAGTTTATCCTCCGATAAGGAGCTTTGGGTTTCTTCTTGCTTGTTTTTATTCTCCCCTTTTGAAATTAGATTATCCGCAGTTAACTGGTTTAAAACATCTTCCTGTTTGTTTTTATTGTTCTCGTTTAAAACAATCTCATCATTAGATAAATAATTCTGAGAATTCTCTAATGGTTTTGTTTTATCGTTCGTATCTACAATTAATCTTTCGACTGATGGTAAATTTGGGGTTTCCCCAGTCAGATTCTTCTTATTTCTTTCGTCTAATAGATTTGACAATAAAGAGTCCTGTGTGTTACCAATTGGTTTATTATTCTTCTGATCAAAAATCAATTCATCGGGGGATGAAAAAATTGTTGACTCTTCACCCTGTTTATTTTCATTCTTTTCATTTAGACTTAATCTATTAGAAGATAAAACGTCTAAGGCGTTGTCAGGAATTAGAGATAGTATTTCTTTATCCTTATTAACCAAAGAATCGGATTTAGCATTATCTATTCTACTGATTATGTCCTTTATGTCAGAATTTCCTGAAAGTACCTCCTTGAACTTTTTTGTATCTTGTTCATCTACTGTAGGCTTATCTAAATTAGATTCTGAAAGTTCCGATACTTTTTTATAAGCTTCAGGGCTGGAATTTTTGATATCTTCTAACTCATTAGATATAAAATTCTTCTGGGATTTGCCCAATAGCTCTATCTCTTTATTAGTAACATTAGAAGATTCTGTTTTTTCTTTATTCTCTGGGGTTCCCTTATTCTCCCCCTTGTTTTCATCTTTACTTTCTACTATCTTTTTAAATTCAGGGGTATTTAATATTTGGTCAACGGAAGGATTAGATTTTTTTACATCAATAGAATCATTGCTATTTTTTTCAGAAATAGATTTTGCTGCTAATAGATTAGCTTTGGCACGGGTTAATGAATTTACTGATTCTTTTGGGATAGACTCTATTATCTTAACAACAAGTTCAGAATACTCCTTATTTTCCTTATCTGAATAATTCTTCCTTAAAGAGTCAGTTTCATCATCAATAGATTTAACAGATTCACCTATTTTTTTCTGACCTATGGATTTCAGCTCTTTAAGTAAATCCATTTGTTCTTTGAGCTGTGATATTATCTTATCGTCTTTTTTATCATTGTCTAGGGACTCCTGTTCTTTTAAAGAATCACCATATTTCTCCTCTAGTTTATTTAGAGAAACCATATTCTTATTATCCTTAGAGGAAGAAAGAATCGAAGGATTCTCGGAATCTGCATACAGATTTATTTCTTCTTCACCTATAAAGTCTTTTAATTCTGGAAATTTCAATAGACCCTTTAGAAGATCACCTATATTAAGAGGAATAACAGCAGACCCTGGAGGTAAATTAACAATCTCGGGTCCGTTCTCGCCCACGAGATACTCTCCTTCCTTGTCAGATATACCACCTTCTTGGAAAGCTCCAATAACACCTTTTGATTGATCTGATTTAGAATTTGAAACGATATTATCTATAATTCCTGAAAGTAGATCTGATCTCTTGCCTAATTCTTTACCGGAATCTGCTATGTCCTTTGATGCATCTATGTTTTTTCCAATAACATCATTAAAGGTGTTAATATTACGTCCAAAGTCAAGTATTTGGGCTATTGTTTTTTGATCTAATTCTTTATCCATTTAAATGTATAGGTTCATTGTATATATTTAATTTCTAGCCTTGACTAAAACTAAATACCTGCTTCTTGCCCTCATTTTCTAGAGAAGCCTTATTTTCTTTCTCTATAAGTTCATTAAGCTTATCAACCCATATCTGATATTCGTAAAACGGTATAGATTCTATCCAATCTGGATTAATATTATGCTCTTTCCAAAGTCTAAATTTAACATCAAAGAAGTTCTCTAAAGATATCTGAAATAAGGAAAAGAGATCGTATCCCTTGGGGAAATGTGATATCTGCGGTGACCTCCATTCCACCGCAAACCGGACAGTTTTGTTTAACCTCCATTTTAGTACCAACTTTTATTCTTTGAGAAAGTTCAAAAAGAACGCTATATTCCTCCTTAGACCAATAATCACATTCTCTCATCTTGTTAACAAAAAGATCAAACGTTAAATCCCTCCAATCGCTAAACAGAAAAGGTGAAATCTGTAAAAATCCAGGATCTATTGTTATATTCAATCTTGCAGCTTCCCCTATATAAGAAGAAATAGATTGGGTAACCCCTATACTTGGAATGAACATCTCAACCTTTTTGCCTGTTTTCTTTATTGTGAAAACAAAAGATCCAGTCTGAGTATTGTAATACTTCATTATTCTCTCCTCTATACGATAGGAGTCTAATGCACCAGTTCTAAGCTCTATTCCATTATTAAAAGGACACTCTGGTGTTTCTTTACATTTTTTCTTGGTCTTTAATAGAATGGAGTTTTCACCTTTAACAAATGTAAGATCCCTTACAGCCATAATTAGGAAAAATCTATCCTCTTGCTTTAAATCTTTATATGATATTATACCCTCATTAGGAAATTCCATTCTAAGACATCTATCTAGTATATAGCTAAGTTTTTCCTCTATATCTAATCTGTCATCATCATCAATAGCAGAGAAGTGTCTAATCTCTCTTACCTCTGCTGGTCTTATAGCAATCCTTGTACCGTACGGATAGTATATCCCTAACGTAGGTAAAACTTCTACTGGTATATTTTTCCAGCCATTATCAGATGCTATGCTTTGAGCATGCATTTGAGATTTACCAAAAGATGCGGTTTGGTGTTCTTGTACCTGCTGTTTAGAATTAGCCATTATTTGTTCATCCATAATTTTAGGCTGAACAGTAGCTTCAGGTATTGGTTGGGTATCTACCTGATTAGGTTGGACTGGCTCAGTGTTATTGACTAAATCTGGATCATCATAAGATAATCCGCCTTCAATTTCTTTCTTTCTTAAGATCTCCTCAGGAGATAAATTCATCATATCCATATTTAAAAAGTTTTTATATATTATATACCACAAAACAAAAAAAGAGGCCAATTTGGCCTCTTTAATATAAAATATTTTTGAAACTTAAATAAATAAATCTTCCCAGTAGTCACATATCCAGCTTGTTGTTAAAGTGTAGATAGCAGATTGCTCATAGTCAAGCTCCATTGGGTTAATTGCTTCGTTTAAGAAACATGAAGGTATTCTTATTCTTCTGAAAACGTCCCCTCTTTTATTGAAAATTGAAATAACCATAGAACCAACATAGTCAGACTTAATACCCATAGCGCCTGTTAATGGATTGTAAATCAAATCACTCCATTGTCTAAGTATCTTGTAAACAGTCATAGAGTTCTGATTACTTAAGTTGACCTCAAATTCCATATTTACGGTCATATCACTTGTGGTAGGTTCTCCACCTGCGTATCTACGAGTTGCGAACTTATAAGTTTGTTCAACTGGATTTGCCGGTGAGATATCAACTGCTAAACCTGATATAGATTTAACCTGCTGAGTTAGGATGCTTTCACCTTTGAATATTGTGTTAGCATCAACTATACCTGCTGGTGGCGTAATTAGAACCTCGAACTGATTTAAAAATACGGGTTCAAAGTTATTTATCGCCGCTCTGGAGTTAGTAAAATGTGGTAAACCTGCCATTTATTTTCTCTAATATTTTTTTTATAGGAATAAATCTTCCCAGTAATCAACCGCCCATTGCATATCACTTACTTTGTAAAGGTCAACTGATGTGTAATTTAAACTCATTGCTGTTAATGGCTTAGTAGGGAATGTATCCTTACAAGTTACTCTTCTATACACATCTCCAGCTTTATTAAACATAGAGATTACTATAGTTCCGCAATAGTCATTCTTTAATCCTTGAGCACCTGTTAATGGATTGTAAATCAAATCACTCCATTGTCTAAGAGTTTTAAAAACATACATAGAGTTAGCATCATTTAAGTTCACACTAAAACTTAAGCTTAAGTCCATATATGTTTGATCTGGCTTAGCACCTGCATAGTTTCTTTTAGCAAATTTATATTTCTGAGTAACTACGCTCGGAGTTTTATTAAGCGCAAGACCGCTGACACGGCTAACGTGTTGAAGAAGTATTTCTCCCCCCGGAACTGCCGCTGGTGGTATAATGTTAACTTCAAACTGGTTTAAGAAAACCGGTTCAAATCTATTTACCGCCGAGATTGAATTTTGATAATGTGATAATCCTGCCATGTTTTTCTTATATTTATCTTAGATTTCAAAAAGCATAAAATCTATCTTATGCGAATTGAGTAAATCCACCTGCAGCTATACCGCCAATCTTAGTAACAGTTATTCTATTAATAAACTTCTGAAGACCTCTAGCAGGTTCAATGATTATGTCTATAATACCCATATTCATATCAATGATAGCTTGCGTATTATTAGATGAATCCATAATTGTTTGGTAAGCATAAATTCCACCTCCTGCTCTAACGCCATCTAGATAATTATCGACTAGAGTTTTTATTTCCAATCTAATTGAATCGTCATTGAAATCGAATAAGTAATTAGAAAGTATAGATTCTACGTCGCTTTCTAC